CGGCCAGCTGTGCAGGTCACAGCCGCATTCGGCGACCAGAACAGCAATGACGTGCCCTACGCAGTGCAGCAAGCAGCCCTAATGCTCGCAGCCAGGCTGTACCAGCGACGCAGCAGCCCGCTAGGCGTTATGACGCAGTTTGCAGACTACGGGCTGGCCCGTGTGTCACGAGTAGACCCAGACGTTATGGCGCTGCTTGCGTCATACCGTCGCCTAGCAACTGCCTAATGGCTGACTACGCAGCGATTCGTGACGGGCTAGCCGCACGGCTAGAGACCATCAGCACGTTTGTGGTTGTGCATTCCACTGTGCCCGGTCGTGTCGTTGCACCAGCTGCTGTGGTCGTGCCTGGCCGGCCAATCGCTGTTTATCACGACAGCATGGTAGGCAGTGGCGGCAGTCTCACTGTTTACAACTTCGAGATCGTCTGTTGCGTGCAATCCATGGCAGAAGAATTTGCGCAAGACACGCTAGACGGGCTGATTAGCGGCACTGGCAGCGTGCAGGCAGCGATCGAAGCTGACCCAACGCTAAGTGGCGCAGCAACCACGTGTCAGGTACGGCAGGCAGTCGATTATGGTACTGTTGCTTTCGCAGACACAGAATTTATTGGCGCACGCTTTGAAGTGCAGGTTTACGCAAGATGACTAGTTACAAAGTGACAAGCCACAAGCTCGCTGGCCACAAGCATGGCGACACTGTGACAGAAGATGATTTGCCAGGCGCAAACGTGCCTGCCCTAATCGCTGCCGGCCATCTGGCTGCTGCGACCACGAAAAACAGCCGCAAGGCCAATAACGAAGAAAGCGAGGCCTAGCACATGGCCGTTTTTCTGCAAAATGACGTTCAGGTCACCATTAATAGTGTTGATTTGACAGACCACGTAGCCAGCGTTAGCTGGGAAGAGACCAGCGCAGAGCTAGACGTGACCGCTATGGGCGATGGCAACGTTAATAGGCTGGGCGGTTTGAAAGACGGCAGCCTTACTTTGGAGCTGCACCAGGACTTTGAAGCCAGCGAAGTTTACGCAACGCTCTACAGCCTGCTGGGCACTGTCACGACTGTGACTGTGACGCCAACCAGCGCTGCTGCGTCTGCCACGAACCCTAAGCACAGCGTCAGCTGCCTAGTCACCAACGTGCCGCTGCTAGACGGTTCTGTTTCTGACCTTGCGACCATCAGCGTTACGTGGCCAATGTCAGGCGCTGTCAGCGTGATTACTTCGTAAAGATGCTTGATATCTCTATCTCAACACGACTGGCAGACGAGACAGAGCCAGTAACAAGCAAGCCCACAATGGGCACCCTGCTGCAGTTGGAACGCTATTTCCAGCTGCCCAGCGCTATTGAAGCCCTGCAGCAGACCAAAATTGAGCATGTAGCGTGGCTTGCCTGGGAATCCAGGCGGCACGCTGGCATGGTCGTGCCTACCTGGGAAAAGTTCCGTGATTCGCTGGTAGATATCGAATTTGACAGCGACAACGACAGCCCTTTAGCAGAAGGGGAACCGCCTACGGCATAGCTGCTTTGGCTGTCGCCACAGGTCAGCCCATCAGCGAGCTAGAGAACGCTTCCCCAGCTGTCATCCGTGCTCTAGAAGCCATTTTAAAAGAGCGTCAGCAAGCCCAGCAGGAAGCCGCCAGGAAGCGCTAACGATGACAGTAAGAGTAAAAGGCGGCAGGGAGCTGCGACGCCAGCTGCGAGAAGTTGGCGACGACATGAGCGAGCTTAAAGAGCTGCACAAGCGGCTTGCTGACGACGTGGCCGGCACAGCAAAAACCAAAACGCCTGTGCGCAGTGGCCGGCTACGCAAGTCTGTTAGAGGCAGCGGCACAAAGACGGCTGCACGCATCAGGGCTGGCAACAATCGCAAAAGCGGGCCTAGCGCAGTGCCATATGCGCCAATCGTTCACTTTGGCTGGGCTGAGCGCAACATTAGGCCCCAGCCGTACTTGTACGAAGCGCTAGACGACAGACGCCAGCAAGTAATTGACGCCTACAACGACGAAGTAACCGCCATTATCCGCAAAGTGTTTTAGAATCGCACCATGGCTGCCGGCTCTAGCGTTATCAACGTCGCAATTTTGGGCGACGCTCGCAAGTTCAAAAAAGCCGTAGGCGAAGCAAGCAGCAAGCTAGGTGCGTTTAGTGCCAAAGTCGGCAGCGTATCGGGCAACATTGTTAAGGGCTTTGGCATTATGGGCGGGGCTGCTGGTGGCCTGGCCATCGTTGCCGGCAAGCAGCTCTTTGACCTAGGCGAAGAACTGACGTCGCTAGACCAGAAGATTGGCACAGTCTTTTCTGGCGAATCGCTAGACAAAGTGACGGGCTGGGCTGACGAAGTAGCAGCCCGTATGGGTCTCACGTCCACACAGGCAGCCGGCCTAGCCGCTAACGCTGGCGACTTGCTTAAGCCAATGGGCTTTACGGCTGACGAAGCCGCCAGCATGTCCACAGAAGTTATTGGGCTTGCTGGTGCGTTATCAGAATGGTCTGGCGGGCAGCGATCTGTAGAAGAGACTGCAGAAATTCTGTCTAAGGCGCTGCTGGGCGAACGTGACTCGTTGAAGTCGCTAGGCATCAGCATTAACCAGGCAGAAGTTGACCAGCGAGCGTTGAGCATCGCCCAGGCTGCCGGGCGTGAAGAAATCAACGAGATGGACAAAGCGCTGGCGACGCAGCAGCTGATTCTAGAAAAGTCCACAGACGCACAAGAAGCGTTTGCTGCTGGCGGCAACGATCTGACAGCGGCACAAAACAAGTTGAAAGCAGCGTTTGGCGAACTGCAAGAGCGACTGGCCCGCAAGCTGCTGCCTGTGTTCTCACAAGTCGCCAGCATCGTTGTTGACCTAATCAACGTGTTCGACGAACAGGGCCTAGGTGGCGTCATCCGCAACGTGTCGCAACGTGTGCAGGCTGCGTGGCCGGCTATCAAAGAGCAGCTAGGCGTGTGGGCACGTGGCTTTGTGGAATGGGTCCAGCAAGTTGGCCCGCCACTGCTTGCAGCCCTAGGCGATCTGCTTATCACGTTTGCACAATGGTGGTACACGGTCGCTGTGCCGGCCATCGCAGAACAGCTGCAGGAATGGGCGGCAGCGTTCGTTGATTGGATAGGCCCGCTGATTCCACCATTTTTGCAACGCCTAGGCGACCTAATCGCACAGTTTGCAAACTGGTTTATCAGCGATGGCCTAGACATGATCGTTACGAAGCTGGGCCAGTGGGCGGCAGCGTTCCTAGAATGGGTTGGCCCGCTAATCCCACCACTGCTGCGCCAGCTTGTAGACCTGCTTGTAGAAGTGGGCAAGTGGCTACTGACCACAGGCCTGCCAACGCTTATTAGCCTGCTTGCGCAGTGGGGACTGGCGCTAATCAGTTGGATTATTGACGTTGCGCCAGACGTGCTGTCAGAGCTAGGAACCCTGCTCGCAGACCTAGCTACAGCACTGTTTGACGGAGCAGTAGACCTAGGCAAAAAACTGATTGACGGCATAGTAGACGGCATTCGGGCAGCGCCAGGCGCACTTGTAGACGCCATTAAATCGCTAATCCCTGGTGGCGGGCTGTTCGGCAGCATCGCTAACGCAGCGTTTAGCGCCATTCCGGGCAGAGCGTCTGGCGGGCCAGTCGCAGCTAACCGCCCATACATCGTTGGTGAACGTGGCGCAGAACTGTTTGTGCCTGACACTGCCGGCACCATCGTTCCCAACAGCGCAATGGGTGGCGGCACAGTAAACGTTACGGTAAACATGCCGGCTGGGTCTGATGGCGCAGACGTGGTGCGCAGCCTGCAACGCTACGCACGCAGCCATGGTGGCGTTGTGCCAATCCTGACAGGGCAGCTGTAGTGGCGTCGTGGAACTGGACCCTAGACCTACAGCCCACAGATAAAGCGGGCGGCAGCAACCCTGCAGCCGTGCCCGTCAGTGACCTGCTGGGCGCATCTGTGCGCTACGGCAAGCAAGGCGACGCACTCGCCTACAGTGGCGGCACGTGCACCCTGACGTTTGACAACACAGCCAGCAAATACACGCCTGGTGGTGGCGGCACCTACAGCAACGCAGAATTTCTAGGCAAAACCGTAAAGCTTGCTGTGAACGTCACGGGCGCTGGTGCACCCTCGTGGACACATGGCCCGCCAGCAGCGTTTACAGGCGTTGTTACTGACGTGTCATGGTCGTTTGACGGCACGTTTGATTCTGTAATGACCGTGACCGTATCTGACGCTCTAACGATGCTAGGCACGCTGAGCTTTGCCGAAACTGACAGCGGCAACGGTCTAGACATTGCAGCTGGGTCTGCTGCTGCTGCGCTGACTGCCACGCTGGCTGCCGCAAACGCTGTAACAAGCCAGGTAACCCAAACCGCTGTGCTTAACCCGTCAGGCGACGTTGGCAAGACAATGCAAGCCGTGACGAACTACACGGGCACAGCCGGCCAGCTGCTGCAGCTAATAGAGCAGTCAGATGGTGGCGACGTGTACGTGCGCCACGGGCTGCCCGTAGACGCCACAAATGACTACAACGCTGTAACGTTCCGCACTCGTGGACAGCAGACCATCAGCGAAGCTGTAACAGGCGTTGTAGGGCTCTACCCGCTAAACCTGTGGGACACGGCACTAACGCCTACTGGCGACGAACCGCACGACTTTGCCAGCGTGGACTTTGCTTCAGGCGCTACGGCTTCCTACTCGCAAGTTGAATTCACAAGCAACAGCGGCACGACCCAGAAAGCGTCAGTAGACACAGCAAATATCAATGCGTTTGGCGCACGGTCGCTGAGCCGCACAGGCCTGCTGTGCGAGAACGACGCAGCAACGCTAGACCTGGCGCAAGCGTTCCTTAACCAGTATGGCGTTGGCCTGACGCCACCACTAGCAACCCGTGGCATTACGTTGCCGCCCATTATTGAAGGCGAAAACGACGGCTACGAACTGGTCAAATACAGCGTTGGTGACAGCTGCGCACTGCACTTTAGACCGGCAGGCGCTAGCGCCACTGTCGTGGTGGCTGGCGTCGTGTCAGGTATTGGCTGGCAGATAACGCCAGGCAGCGCCACCATGACTGTTAGTTTGGAAGATGGCGACCAGAGCGTGTCGTTTATTCTGGACAGCACAGAATTTGGCGTGTTGGACACGAACAGGTTGGGCTAATGACTTTTACTGCAGGGCAAGTGCTTACAGCGGCAGAGCTAAACGCTTTGGATATCACGTCGTTGACCGTGGACACCACGACGCTGGTTGTTGACGCCACTAATAACCGTGTAGGCGTTGGCACAGCGTCGCCTAGCGTGCCGCTGCACGTAGATATTGGGACGGAAAACACAGGGCTACTTGTCACGTCGTCTGATACAACAGCGCGCATTGCGTTTGCAGATCCAACAACCAGTGGCAACTTCCACGTTGGCGTTGGCGCAGTTGGCGACGATTTGCGTTTGTATGCAAACAACGCAACCCGTGTGATAGTCACAGGCAGCCAGGTACAGGCACCAAATGGCGCAGCAAGCGGGCCAGCGTTTTCTTTCACTGGTGACGACGACACTGGCGTTTATCGGTACGACGCAGATGCGCTGGGTTTTGCTACTGGTGGCACTGTTGCTGCACGTATCAGTAGCAATAACGACTTGTACCTAGCAGGCGATTACCTAGCTTTTAACTCTGCCACGTCTATTGACGATTCGATTCGGCACAATGGCACAGACATTTTCTTCCGCACTAATGGCGTTGACCTTGTGGAGATGCACCGACACACGAATACCCGCGCGTCAGTGCAAGTTGTGCAGGAGATAAGTAACACAGCTGACAGCGGGTATCTAGCGTTCCGTTTTGACGACGACCAAGACACAGGTATTTACAGGCACGGCACAAACATTTTTGGTGTGGCCGCTGGTGGCGTGCCAACGATCGCTGCCACTAGCACAGGCGTTGCAATCAACAATTCGACAAGCACAGGCACGGGCACAAACTGTGACCTGGTGACTGCCAGCGTTAATGGCGTGTCAATGCTGGCGCTACGCAGGGATACGTCAGTTGCCGCTGCAAAGTCTGGCATTGTTGACTTTGACCTAAGCGACGCTGACTATCTGAGCATCCAGCCACGGTCGTTTGTGTGGAATGGTCAATACATTGGCCCAAATGGCGAATTTGGCACCACGAATGGCGACGACGTCGACGACACAGTGCCAGATGGGTCTGTGCTAATGCGACGTGCCGGGTTTATTTACGAAGAAATGCTAGGCGTAGACCTGCACCTAGTTGGAGACCACAGCATTGACTGGCGGGCATTGCAAGCAGCGACCGTGGCAAAAGTGCAAAGCTTGCTTGAGCGTGTCGCTACGCTAGAGGCAGCATGACTGGCCCAGACCTGACTGACAGAGTGCTTGCGATTATGCAGCAGCGGTTTGCTGCACAGTTTGAAATTTGCGTGTTGCAGGCACAGAACGAAGCGCTACAAGCACGACTGGCAGAAGTAGGGGCCAGCGATGCGAGCAGCGAGGATAGCGAAAGCAACTAGCCGCACACTGCTGGCTGCTGTTTATCTGCTGGCGTTTGTTGCGCCTGTGCGAGCTGATGCCGGCAACGTCGTTTACGTATCCGCAGACACGCCATTTGTAGACATTGCGCTAACAGTTGACACAGCGCAGCTGCTGCACGTAACGGCTAGCTCTGGCGTGAGCTGCAACGACTTTAGCCACGACTTGCACCCAGACCCGTGGCTGCAGCTGTTTGCTGCTGACGGGTCACTTGTGACGCAAGACGACGACGCCAACCACAACGACGACTTTGACTGTTACAGCGCAAAGCTGCACGTGCCAGACCTGGCGGCTGGGTCATACACGCTGCGTGTGACGACGTACCAACACATAACACAGCAGTTCGCTGCGCCCACTGGCTCCATGGCGCTGGCGTTTGCGCAAGAAAGCGTCACGCCAACCACGACAACGACAACGACCAGCACGACCAGCACGACCAGCACGACCAGCACGACCACCAGCACCACCACAAGCACGACAACGACGCTGGCCCCTACAACGACCACGAGCACCACGACCAGCACCACGACGCTGCCGCCAACAACTACGACCACAACCACGACCGTGCCGGCCACGACAACCACCAGCACCACCACAAGCACGACAACGACGCTGCCGCCTACAACGACAACCACGACTGTGCCGGCCACAACGACGACCACAACCACGACGCTGCCGCCAGTCACAACGCTGCCTCCAACAACCACGACTAGCACCACGACAACCAGCACAACCACCACAACGACCACAACGACCACAACGACGCTGCCGGCTACAACCACAACCAGCACGACCACCACAACCACGCTGCCGGCTACAACC